AATTCGTTCATAATTGCTTGACGTTGCTTGCTCTCCATTAGAGCTTTTATTTCTGCTTCTTTGCTTTCTGAGATTAAACGAGCTTCTGCTACAGCGTTTTTAGCTTGGGCTAGTTCTAATTCTTTCAGGTCTATGACTTTGAGCAATTTGGCTGATTCTGATTTCTCACTAAGATAACTGTTTTGATATTCGCTAGCATATGCTTCGAACAACTTACGACCAAAGTCGTTTCTACGAGCTGCTTCAATGTCTTCTTTAAGCTGACCAATCTCTTTGGTAAGAGTCTTTTCAACTGTATTCTCGACTAGTGTAGCTGCACGTTTGACAAATTGTTCTTTCATGCTTGCCAAAGCCTGACGGCCTTCGCGAACTAGTTTTACTTTAGTTTCTGCAAGATCTTTCTTGTCTGTATGGAATTCTGCAATTTCATGAGCTAGGGCTTCTACTACGAACTTCTCAAGTGTGTGAAACTTAGAAGCCATTTGTACTTGATCTTCGTGTAATTCTTTAACTTCAGCAGCTAGTTGTCGTGTAACAAATTCCTTCATTACGCTGGCAGTTTTTTTACCTTCTACCACAACTCTAGCTTTTGCTTCTGCTAGTTGATTACGATCTTCTACAAATTGAGCAATTTCCTCTTTTAATTGATCGCTTAACATGCGATCAATTGCTTCAACCATGACTTGTTTGTCATGCTCGTAGCGTTGAGCAAATTCTTCACGTAACTGTTGAGTAACTTGTGTACGAGCCTCGGTTAAACGAGTCTCCCAAGCTGCCTCAATATCAGCCTTAATCTCTTCAGAAATCACGTTATTTTCAAACAGATTCTTTAATGCGTCCAACATGTGATTCTCCTCTTGTTATCGGAGCTTGCTTATTATGCCTAATAAGCTCTCTTTGAGATATTTTTGTGCTTTCGGGTCACCTTTAACCTCTTGCGCTATGCGTAAGGCACTATAACCACCACGACTGTTCATCAGGTGTTCATAGATTGGTGTAGGATATGCTCCTGGGGCACTGGGTTGAGCTACCACATCTACTGTGATAATCTCAAAATCGGATACTTCACCGGAACCGTTATCGCTAACGTTCCCGGATCCGCGACTTGATACTCCTAACTTCACTCCACTTTCTAACATAGTTTTCACTAGTTGTCCCATAGGTGTTGGTAGGATTTTTAATTTTCCATAACCGTCACTGCCTTCCATCCACATTTTTGTTACCATGTGGCAGACGCGGTCAAGGTTAATTCTTAGATCGTCTGGATGATCAACTTCGCCTAAAACTGAATATCCACCTTCGATTTGATCGTTCAGGGTTTTGACAGCCCTGGCGATTTCTTTCGCAGGATAAACACGCTGATTCTGATTCCGCTTGTCACCTTGGATGAAAATACCTGTCATATACAAGTTCTTTCCATCCTGACCGTCGGATTCAACGACCACTCTCGCTTGGTCGAAACTCAGGTTCTCACGAAGATAATTCATCGTCATCTACTTACTTTGCTCTTTTAGGAGCGCCATTTAACGGGCTATCAGCACTTCTGTCGCCATTGTCGCCAGTTGCTTTTTTCTCAGCGCCGTGTCCAGGTTCTTTCTTTTTAAACGCTGTCTTACCTGCGTTACCGCCTGGGACATTAACGTTACCAAAGTTTTCTTCTTTAGTTGATGGATTTAACAAACCGCCTTTTGTGCCGCCTGTTGTGCTTTCTCCACCTTTTACGATATTAGCAGTTGTACCGCCCATATTGTTTGCTTTTGCCATAACTGACTTGGTGTTTGCACCGTTGTCGCCATGTTTTGGGTTGCCAACTTTCTCTACGTATTCACGCATGAAAGCATCTTCTGGCATTTTATCCATGTCGTCATCGCCCATGTCCATGTCGCCCATGTCATCACCGCCCATGTCATCACCGCCCATGTCGCCCATGTCATCGCCGCCCATGTCATCACCCATTAGTGCTTCAAATTCGGCTTTTAATTCGTCAAGTGCGTCTTCTAGGTCAACTACGCGATCTTCAATATCGTCGTCACCGCCCATGTCTTCTTCGTCACCTTCGTCTCCACCTTCTGCGTCGATGTCGTCAATAAAGTCGTCACCGGCATCACCGCCAATGTCGCCTGTATCTTCTTCGTCGTCGGCTTCGGCAAAGCCAAAACTTTCTTCCATATCTTCGTTGTCTTCGTCTGGTTTATTAGATTCGTCCATTTCTGTGTC